CCCATGCTTCGGACATTTGTAATCGTTTATTACTGCCATTGTTATTTCCCCTTCAGTTGCTCGTCAAGTGTTAAATCAGAATAATCATACTTCGGTTTAATACCCATGTTAATCTTAATCTCGCCATTAACCAATGTCAATTTAGATGATCTATGCAGTATTGGCTTAGCTTCTTTGCGGTATTGCACAAATAATGAGCAATCACGGTTCTGCATGATGGCTACTTCGCCACGAATCCACTCTTGATAGGCTTTTGATACCCGTCTTTGGACATATTCGGTCATCGGTTCGCTCTCATTGATAAATACATCCCGTAGGTGCGCTACTGAGATACCAGCAAGGTCAGCAAACAGCGGAATACTAATACCACGCTCTTTATCCTTTAAAAAGCGCTTAATGATGCGTCTTAGCTCAGATCTAGGATGGATTTCCAGTTGTGTTGCCATATACGCCTATTCTTTTGAGGTAATCCGATACATTACGACCTACTGTGAGCTGTTCAGGGGTAAAGTCATCCTGGACACGGGATACTTTGCGGGTTAACTTCTGGGCTATTAGCCTTGGCTGGACCTGCTCAGCATAGGCAGCGCAAGCTAAGGCGGTAGCAATTACCCTGTCATCCTTATTACGCCCTGATGCTTCAATAGATGACCCATCACGAATAGTGGTTTTCATCTCCTCAATGGTGTCCATATCCCAGATGTCTAACATCCCACGCTCAAAATAATCCTTCATGTAGGTGAGCATCCGCTCTTTAGTCGCTGCCGTAGTCATCCAGCCAATCGAATTAGATAGCCCGCCTATGGTGTCGTTCCTACGCCAGATATAGTTTTGCATATTGCCGTACACATCCATGAGGTCTTTGCCCAACGCTGTACCCATCGCAGCAGCTTGGCGCTTGAGGTTACGCAGTTCATTGATGACCGCTTGACCTGGACCATTGATTTCGAGGTTTAGCGTAGAGTTTTTGTANGCACCAGCTAGGTGGGCTATGACCCACGCAAACTGATAGGTGTTCATTTCAGAGGTGGCAAATGTAGCAACCTGCTCAAGTCCATCAGCGTAAACTCGCAACACTTGGATACAAAAGCGGTCAGCCCAATCGCTACTACCGTAAGCTGGATCAGCGCCAATAACATAATAAGCAGTGTCAACTGGTTCTTCCCAGACTTTGAGAGTAGCCAATCTTTCAGTCGATTTAAGCACTTCCGTATCTTGAAAGTTAACGCCAAANCTATATCGATAAGANTCATAGGGAACTTTCTTTAATCGTTTGACGGCATCGGTACACCGTGCATTNGAAAAGAAGGATGTGCCTGTCATGACAAAGGCATAGTCCTCAGTAGGTGGAAACTCTTGATACATCANGCTATCGTCTTTGATAACTTCGTATAGTTTCCAACGCCACCACGCTATCTGACGAGAATTGATCTCTACGCCATATAGCTTCTTAATATCTCTAGTCCACTCTTTTTCTTCACCAGTGAGCTTGCCATCCCAATAGACTTTGTAGGTCTGTCCTTCAGGATCAAGGGAGTACAACTCATTACGCCACCAGCCACAGAAAATCGCTCTCTGGGTTCTAGCCCGTTTAGCGGTGGTGTACATATCGTGAAACATATTAAAACCACGGGCTGTAGATTCAAAGGTGTATAGGCGGTCTGGATTGGTTTCCGCTAGGGAAGCTAACAAAGACGCTAATCCTTCTTCATCTCCCCAGCTTGAGGTTTCCGTTCCATGTAAGTATGTAATAGCCTTACTACGACCCAGACTTCCTTTAGCTCTAAGCCCAGCGACTTGATAAAACAGACGAGAGCGGTTCTTGAGGGAAAGCTGATTTCGGTTGTGAGCAAGGAGCGGGATTTTATACTCTTTGGGCAAACCATCCATATACATGGCAAGGGTTGATCGGAACATATCCCTGTTTTCTTCCGTGTCCGTTGTAAGTGTTCCCTGAAGCCCTGGGTGCATGAAGTGCCAATAGAGATCGAGTGCGAGTGAAATTGTAGTGATGCCAAGTTGCCTTCCTTTCAATATGACAAAGAAATGGCAGTCATTCTCCAATCCTTTGGTGATTTCTTCCATAACATAGGTTTGAGTACCTAAGAGGTTGTCCATTTTGCGTAAGCCTTGCTCTTTGGTTTCAATCTTGAGCTGCTTACAAAAATGGTAAAAATGTTGAAGATTAAAGTTCTTCATGGGGTTTCCAAGGTAATTGGTTGTTGTATTTATTCAGCATAGTGTAGTTTCCCTTTTCAAAGAAATCTTTAGTTACTGAATACTNATTACCACCCAATCTAAANCAAAAAGAGCGCTCTCCTGACCAAGTNAAGTTTGGAAAGACTTGTTTGGCTGCTTNATAAAACTTACGATCCCCGCCCCAGCCAGGTTGGGCTAAGACATTGGCTAAGGCTTTCAGCACGGGGGTTTTCATACCCCACATACACCAGTCAACAAAGCGGTGACCTGGTGCTTGCCAACAGTCGTGTAGCTCTCCTAGAGCTTCGCAGTCATCATCAAAAAGATAAGCGCCATCCTTGTCATAAACGGATCTTAGGCAGTATGCCCAATCGTAGCCTTCATCAATCTTAGCCATGATGGATTGCACATGATTTGGCTTGTACCAATCATCGTCATTACAGAAAAAAGTGACATCCTCGTTCACTAGGAGTGCGGAAGCTGCGTACAGTCTGCGACCTTCTACATCCTTGCCACCGACAAAACCATCCCAATAGCAAACCTTTACGCAATCGCTTCCATGCAGATTTCGTATATCCCAAAAGGTTTGAAAATCCCCGTCACAAAAAATGTAATGTTTAACGGGGTATGTTTGGCTTGCTACAGACATCAAGCAATTTAACAATTCGCCTGGGCGCTTTCCGTTGGTTACGGTCACTACGGCTGCGGTTTTCAATTGTGTTTACCTAGTTTCTTGACTTCAAAGTTCGGAATATCCCAATACGCCACCTTAAGCCTAGCACTGTGGTTTTTGGCTAGGTCAATTAAGGCGTTATAGGTCATTTCGCTAAAGCGCTCTTTCCATTCGGTAGCCAATTTGATCTTTTGCCTTTTAGTACGGCAGGACAAAGCACGCATCATCTCCGTTTTAAACATCAGGCGCTCTTGGGTTAATCGCTCAATGTCTTGCATCGCCATCATCAGGACCATCTAACAATGATCTGAGATAAGCAATCTCTTTTTCTGCTTTAAACAGCAATTTAGACGATTCCCCGTGAACCCGCATTAGCTCATGGAAGATGGCATCTTTTTCCATTCTCCAAATACGCTCCATGTACATCTTCTTGGCTTGNTCATCGGCTTTCTCAATGTACTGAGCTACCGACATNACATTATTGCCATTCATTGCGTTCTCCATACTCTGATNCCTTCGTTATCTACTCTGGCTATGAACTTGCGATTTAACTGTTTGCCAGCTCGATAGTTGGCATTACAGACGATTTGTAGCTTCCCCGTTGGCACAAAGAATGATTCTCCGACTTCCATGACCTTATATGGGTACACATTGCGTTTTTTCTCTGGGGGTATGGGAATATTTTTATCAATCGATATACTCATGCTATTCTCCTTATATCTTTGCTCATCATACACTATCATGATACACACATACAACGAATATCATCTAGGTGATAACCTTATTCACCTTAACTTCTTACGCAAGGTAGCATTGCAAGAACCGCACCTCGATTTCACTCACCACTGTTCACCGCAGTATCACAGCCAGTTAGAACCCTTATGCGAGGGTGTTGCTATAGAGCTTGCAGATCTGTCGATCCCTCCTTCTAGTATTCACGCCTGGATAGGGAGAGAAAACTATTATCACAACCATTCTCTCAGGCGCAAATGGGCGCAGTTTCACCTAGCGTGGTTTGACCACCTCTCGGATTTGATGGAAGTAGGCAATCCGATTGCTTGCGTAGAGGACTTACTGTTTGATTACCCTGCGCTATCCGCTCCCTCCAGATACGAATTTGATTACCTGATAGTCAATAGCCCTCCCCAATCAGGGCAGCTTCCTTCCTATACCCCGCAATTCTTTGAAAAACGGGTACGGGATCTAGCAAATCAGGGGTTAAAAGTCATTACAACCTACCCTACAGGGATGTGTCCATGCACCTTAGAAGCCAAATATACGGTCACTGACATCGGTGTGTTATCTAAATCCGTGAGCTACATTGAAGGCATCGATACTGGTCCAATGTGGACTACGCATAATATTCTCAATCAAAACAGCGTAGTACAGCGTCTGATCTACACCAACGCTTCAGATAGCTTTGATCTTTCCAAGAATGTGATTGTTAAGCAAGCGCTAGAAAACTGAAATTTTTTTTGGGGTGGTATCGGAGAGGGGTACGCAC